GCCTTGCGCTTACGACCGCATTTCTGAAACTTTCAAAGGAATTAGTTATTTATGTCAAATCGACCAGTGCCAACTGCTTTAAAAATTTTACACGGAAATCCCGGAAAACGTCCCATCAATAAAGAAGAACCAAAACCTCCATCTGGCACACTAACAATGCCAAAATGGCTAAAATCTTTTCCGATAGCAGTGAAAGAATGGAAAAGAGAGGCTAAAATACTGGATGAAATGGGTGTTTTGACCTTGGCTGAGGCAGGAGATCTCGCGTTGAGAGCCTATCTTTCTAGTGAGATTCAAAGTTTGGCGTTAGATATACGGGAAGAAGGGAGAACGGTTGAAGTTACTCAGCTTTCGAGAGAAGGTGAAGAAGTAAAAACCTTTTCCAAACCGAATCCAAAATGCGTTCAGTTAAAAAATATATTATCTGAGTATCGGCAGTTAGGGAGCTTGCTTGGTCTTGATCCCTCCAGCAGATCGAAGTTAAAATCGGATAAATCAAAGAAACAGAGTAAAGCAGAAGAATTTCGTTCCAGGAAAAAAGGTTAATTATGGAAGGATTCAATTATGAAGAAAATATTCCCACGATGGATGAAACTCCTCTGGAGACGTATCAAAAATTTGTTAATCTCTGTGGAAGAATTGTCACATTGTGTAAGGAATTAGAAGAGAGAGTAGTTGGGGAGGGAGAGAAAAGTTATAAGCACGGTGTGCCGAAAGAATGGTATACATCACATATTCCTGAATAATTTGGAGTAAGCTATGAATTATGGCGATTGCCCGTATTGTAATCAATTTTTAGGATTTTTTGAGGTACCCGAGATTACACCAGCATATTGCAAAGTAGAATGTGAAAGTTGTGGTAAGGAGGTTTGGTATAATTCTCAAGAATAGATCCGAAATCTTGGACAATCGAGGATTTTGAAAAGGAGTTTACTATTGACGAACAAAACCACAAGATAGTGGATAGATTTCCTAGGAAAGAAGATATGTTGAGTGAGTCTGAGAAAATAAACTCTCAGATCGCTGCTAAGGTATGGGAGGATTTAATTTTATGGGGGAATCCGACGGAAGGGAAAATACCAAAAGGTATTATTCAAAATAAGAAATAATGCAGTATTTTATGAAGAAATTAAAAACCTCTCCCACCACACATCCTGTCACGCAATACGCTTTAGATATTGTCAATAAAAAAATACCAGCCAACAAATGGGTTCGTCTGGCTTGTCAGAGGCATCTTGATGATTTAAAAAATGGCGATAAGCGTGGTCTCTATTTTGATGAAGCAGCGGCCAATCATATCATTTCTTTCTTCCCAACTTTTCTTAAATTCTACGAGGGGGCATTCGATGGAAAACCTTTCGAATTAACGCCATTTCAGAAATTCACGAACGGTTCTATCTTTGGATGGAAGCGGATAGAAGATCGGTGCCGGCGTTTTCGGACAGCCTATCACGAAACCTCCAAGGGGCAAGGTAAAAGTCCGATCGGAGGGGGCACAGGACTTTATTGTTTGGCATTTGATGATGAGCCTGGAGCAGAATGTTATACGGCGGCTGTCACAAAAGAACAAGCTGGAATTAGTTTTCGAGACGCGAGAACATTTACCGAACATTCGGAAGACTTGAGCCAGATGTTGGAAGTCGGGCTTCACAATATTGCTTTTTTAGAAACAGACAGTTTTTTACGGCCCGTATCCTCTGAGCATAGGGGACTGGACGGAAAACGTCCCCATTTTGTATTGATCGATGAGATTCATGAGCATCCAAATGATCTCGTTGTCCGCAAAATGAGTGCCGGAACAAAGGGGAGGCGGCAAGCTTTAATCTACGAAATAACGAATGCCGGCCATGATCGACATTCTATTTGTTACGAACACCACGAATACACCGCAAAGATTTTAGAGGGAGTCATACAAGATGACGCGTGGTTTGGGATTATGACCGGTCTTGATGTTTGCCCCAAATGTGAAAAAGAAGGGAAAACAATACCACAGGATGGTTGCCCGGATTGCGACGATTGGCGGAATGAAGCAACTTGGATTAAGGCGAATCCAAACCTACCATACTTAGGAAAGCCTTTTTACGATTACTTGGTGCGCCAGGTGAACGAGGCAAAATCGATGCCCTCTCAGGAAAATATCGTAAAGAGGTTAAACTTTTGTATTTGGACCGAATCGATAACCAAATGGATTGGGGCCGATAGTTGGAAATCCTGCGAAGACCCTACCTTGAGAATAGAAGATTTTGAGGGAAAACAGTGTTATGTGGCGATAGATTTGGCAAGCAAAATCGATATTTGCTCAGTAACAATTCTTTTTTTATTGGAAGATGAACAGGCGCGGCATACTGTTGGGGAGAAACCACACTTTGTCGTTTTCTCCAAACATTACTTACCAGAAGATACGATTAAGGAATCGAAAAATCACAAATTGTATGAAGCTTGGGTCAAGGGCGGGTATATAATCGCAACTCCTGGGGCAAGAACGGATTTTAAATATATCGAAGATGATTTGAAGGAGTTGAATAATCATAATCACATAAAACAATTGGCATTTGACCCAAAAGAAGCGACGTATTTGATTAATAATATCATGGAGTGGACTGAGGAAGATACTTGCGTTGAGATAAATCAAGGTCCAACGTTGATTAGTGAGCCGATGAAGGAGTTGGAGGCGAGAGTCTATGCCAATCAAATCTGGCATGATGGGAATCCGGTTTTATCGTGGATGATATCCAATGTTGTTTTGAAAACCGCGAGATCGTCAGGGCCGATCAAATATTACTATCCAACAAAGGACAGTGCTGATAATAAGATCGACGGAGCGGTAGCCCTTATCATGGCTGTAGGTAGGGCAATGTTGCAAGAAGGACCAGAGATTTCAATGTACGAGGAAATGACAGTAGAACAAATCAAAGAAACCATGGCTTATTGAGAGAACTTACATGAAACATCGTAAAAAAGAGAAAGAGATGGTAATGTCCGATACACCCGTTGGGGTGGAAAAAATAGTAGTCTCCCTGGAGAATGATCCGATTCTTCCGGAGATTATCCCTGAGCCAAAAGATCCTTTTCCGGATCGTCCAACATTACGTATCGGTGAAGTTGCAGACTATTATGATGTGACAGACAGGACGGTTCGCCTTTGGATTGAAAATGGCCATTTAAAGACGGAATTTACCCCCGGTGGGCAGTTGAGAATCACAAAAGATTCGGTAAACGCCTGCCGTTTTTCGAGAAAAGATCGAAAATTCATAAATAATTGAGTACAAACTTCCGTAAACTTCCGCAGATTTCCAACTATTTGATCTTGTAGATTAATTTTATATTTACAAGATTCCCTCACCAGATAAGATAAGGCTATCGACACAAACATCTTTGAGATGGCCTTTGAAAAAAATACTAAAACTTATTATTCAAGAAGCTCCCGATCTGAGAGATATTTCCGTATTTGGGGGAATATTGTTCATGGGATATGGTCTGTATTTATTTCAGCCTTGGGTAGCTTTCACGGCAATTGGGGCTTGTTTCGTGGCAATTGGCTTGTTTTTCGGGAGGATTAAGGAAAAATGAGTCTTCTTGGGAGAATAGCTCGAAAGAATTTGGCGATCAATGACGAAAAAGCATGGAATCCTGCGCTATGGAATTTAATCGGAACTAAGTCTCCTTCCGGTGAGATCGTCAACGAAGAAACTGCCCTGACCTATTCTGCTGTTTATAACGCCAATACCCTCATATCCGGCACCATCGGCTCGCTCCCTTTACATCTTTATAAAACTGACGGACGGATTAAAAAATTTGCAGAGGAAGAGAGTCTGTATTCCATTTTGCATGATTGGCCGAACCCGTTCATGACGGCCCTAACTTTTCGGGAGACGTTGGCATCGCACGTGCTGCTTTGGGGGAATGGCTTTGGTGAGATTGTCAGAAATGTGATGGGGGAGGTTGTAGAGCTTTGGCCGATTCCGCCGAATCGTGTCAAAAGTATGACGATGTATGAGAACGATCTTTGGTATGAGATTGTAATCGAAGGCTCGGAAAGCAAATGGCTTCCGAGAAAACAGATTCTTCATGTACCAGGATTGGGATTTGATGGATTTTTGGGACAGTCAGTTATTCGCTACGCCAATAAATCGATTGGGCTAGGAATGGCAATGGAGACGTTCGGATCGAATTATTTTGGGCAAGGGACGCATCCGGGAGTGATTGTATCTCATCCTAGCAAACTGAGCGAGGTAGCACATTCCAATTTGAAGAAATCATTGACAGAATCGTACAGTGGGTTGGGGCAATCCCATCGGTTGATGTTGTTACAAGAGGGATTGAAGATGGAAAAGGTGGGAATTCCACCCGACGAATCGCAGTTTTTGGAATGTGTAACCCCTGGCACGTTAATAACGATGGCTTCGGGGGATAGAAAATTAGCAAAGGAGTTAAAAATTTCAGATAGAGTGATTGGTTGGGAGGATGGCCCGATCATATCGGAGATTTCTGCGGTTGGAGCAGTTAAGGTTAAGAATTTAATAAGAATAAAGACCGCTAGAGGTAGAGAACTTATCGCGTCAGAAGACCATCCCTGTTTAACAATTCGAAAACTCAGAACCCCTGGGGGGAGAATTTATAAAAGAAATCCAGAAGAATGGGTGGCGTTGAAGGATTTAACTGTCGGGAATTATGTCAGAATAGCGCTTGAGATACCAGTAGAGATCTCTCCTGATTTAGAAAAAGCAATGACTTTTGATGAGGCCTATTTTTTGGGAGCTATGGTGGGAAATGGCTATATTCGAAAGGGAGCTTGTACGTTTTCGAGCGGAGATGAGAAAGTTGTTTCAAAAATGAGAGAAATTGTAGAATCTTTCGGTGGGGAGTTGAAACGGAATTTAAATAAAAGAAATAAGTACGATCATGATTTAATTACTAATGGGAGGGGATGTGAGGGATCTATCATTCGAAATTTACTAAATGAATCAGGAATGGTAGGGAAACACGCAGCAACCAAAACTGTACCAAAATCAGTTATATGCGGCGGACGGGATGCATGGCGAGGTTTTTTATCGGGATATTTCGACACGGATGGGACGATTCGTAAAGTCGATGATAAACAAACACCAGCTATGAGTTGGAGTAGTGTTAGTTTACCACTCTTACAAGAATCTCAACATTTGTTGACAATGTTGGGGATTCAATCCGCTATTTATTTTATGGAAGAGAGTGGGGATAAAGTAATAATGGGGGCGACATGTAAGGCGCTAGCACTATGGGGGCTTTTCATAATGGGTGTATCGGAATTAAAAAAAGCATCCAAGGAATTCAATATTGTCCATACAAATAAGGCCGAAAGGTTGTCTGGGTGTCGGGATGTTAGTGACAGTCGTTACAGAATGGAAAATTTCATTTACGACAGAGTGATTTCTATTGAAGAAATGGGGCTGGGAGAGACTATAGGATTGGAAGTGAAAGGGTGTCATACGCATATTACCTCAGGAATAGTCACTCACAATTCTCGACAATTTCAAATCCCGGAAGTTGCAAGATGGTTTAATCTCCCCCCTCACAAATTAAAGGATTTGACCAAAAGCTCATTTAATAATATTGAATCGGAGCAAATAAACTTTGTCACTGACTCGATCCTTCCCTGGTTGATCAGGTTTGAGCAGAATTACAATATGCAACTGGTAGGAAGGGAGAAACGGCGGAAGGGGAAATTGTATTTCAAACATGTCGTCGAGGGTCTACTACGAGCGAATTCCAAAGATAGGGCTGAATTTTATAAGGCATTGATTGGAACAACCATGATGACGCCAAACGAAGGAAGAGAGAAAGAGGATATGAATCCGATGAAAGATCCAATGGCGGATGAATTATACATTATGGCGAATATGATTCCGTTGAGTAAACTTGAAGAATATTTGAAAAAGGCGAAAGAAAATACCACCTCCGGTAACCAAAAGGAATTGGTCCCGGATGATGCTCAGCCTTCGAATGTTCTAAAAATAGGAGCGAGATAAAGATGATAACGGTTAGAAAAACTTCAGTAAGAAGTATTTCCAATAAGCGAGAGATTCAGAACAAAGAAAAAGAAGCTACCGTCTATTTGTATGGCGATATTGGGGGATGGTTCGGAGTGGATCATCAGCAATGGGTTCAGGATTTCAACGCGATCGACGCGAATGTGATTCATTTGAGAATAGATTCCCAGGGAGGGGATGTATTTGCGGCAAGAGCCATGAAAACAGCGATCATGCAGCATAAGGCGAAAGTGATTGCACATATCGATGGCCTGGCGGCTTCAGCGGCGACATTTTTAGCGATGGGTGCGGATGAGCGGGAGATCGTGGATGGTGGATTTTTCATGATCCACAATGCTTTAAGTTTCTTGGATATATTTGGGTATTTCAACGCTCAAGATATGCGGGACTTAATCGAAGACATTGGTAAAGAGATAAAATTGCATGACAAGATAAACGAATCGATTGCTAATGATTATGCGAAAGTTACAGGAAAAACTCAGCAAGAGATGTTGAAATATATGGACGCTGAGACTTGGTTCACGGCCAAAGAAGCGATGGACGCCGGACTTGTGAATCGGATTTATGACGGGGAACCGGTGGAGGGGAGTTATGACCTTTCTGTGTTTACGAATGTTCCCGAGGCGGTAACGAAGAGAAATACGAATTTGTCGAAACGAACTTTGGAAAAGGCCATGCGGGACGCTGGCGTTTCCGCCAAAACAGCAAAGAAAATCCTTGCGGAGGGCTTTAAGGAGGAACAACGGGATGTTGGGCCCGCAATTGAGCAAACTCGGATCGTTCCTGTGCAACGAGAAGTTGTTCCGGAACCGATGAAAAAGGATAGAACAAGTAATCTTTTAATTCGGGCTGAGATGTTGGCCCCATCGATTTAATTGAGGATAAAAATGAAAACAGTCACTCAGTATAGAGAAGACATTACGGCTTTGATGAAAAAAGCTGCGGACATTGATACCAAGTGTGTTGCGGAAAATCGTGATCCTTCGGCGGCAGAACTTACGCTTCAGAATGAGATCATGGACACCGTGAAAGAATATCAGGCGATAATTGCCACCACAGAGAGGAAAGAAAGAATCGCTGCGGAGTTGGCAAGTCCTGTGGGAGCAGTGACAAGACCTGGACCGCAACAAGTAAATGGCACCACGAACCAATCTTCGGGAAGGGTAGAGTTTCCAACGGATTCGAGAAGCAGGGATAGGTTTGGGAGTTTGGGTGAAAACTTGGCAGCTATTATTAATGCGGGACAACCTGGTGGTAGGATTGATCCTCGTTTGTTAAATGTTGCTACGGGGCTGAACGAGACGGTGCCGAGTGAGGGCGGTTTTTTAATTCAACAAGACTTTGCCAATCGTTTGTCGGAGAATCTTTTTGAGAACGGATTGATTGCCGGGCAATGTGAGAGAATCCCGATATCAGGAAATTCAAATGGCATTGTTTTGAATGGTTTTGATGAAACCTCTCGGGCGTCTAGTACCTCTGGTGGTATCATCGTTTACCATACGGAAGAAGCAGGAGAAAAATTGGCCACTAAGCCGAAATTTAGGCGGGTGGAATTAGCTCTTAAAAAAATAATTGGCGCTTGCTATTTGACAGATGAGTTGATGATGGATGCGCCTGCGATGGAATCCAGGGTAGGGTCAGCGTTTCAAAGAGCTTTTGATTTTCAGGTTCAGGACGATCTCATCAATGGTTCCGGTGCTGGGATGGCTCTCGGTGTGTTGAATGCGGGATGTCGAGTTGTTGTTAGTAAAAAAGTAGGCCAAACGGCAGTAACGGTTGTCGCCGAGAATATCATCGACATGTATTCCCGTAGATTCGCTTCTCAAACTCAGAATTACATGTGGCTTTATAATCAAAACATCGAGCCGCACTTATTCACAATGTCTTTGGCCGTTGGTGCTGGTGGAATTCCCCTTTACATGCCTCCTGGTGGGTTGTCAGAATCCCCTTATGGGAGAATCCTGGGTCTTCCCGCCTATGCGATCGAACAATGTGCCACTTTGGGTACTCAGGGCGACATTATCCTGGCCAATTTTAAGGATGGTTATGTGATGGCTGAGAAAGGTGGACTCAAATCGGACACAAGTATTCACGTTCGGTTCATGTACGATGAGAGTGTTCTACGCTTTGTGTTGCGGATGGACGGCCAGCCTTGGAGGGCGACCGCTCTTACCCCCTATAAAGGCGGGGCAACTTCCACACAGTCTCATTTTATCGTTCTGGAAACCAGAGCATAATCGGTTATATCATAAGGAGATATTACGATGAAATTGGCAGAAAAATATAAAGTTGCTTTGGTGGCAAGTGCACTGGATCTTAATAGCGGAGCAACACAAGTTACTAAGGGCATCAATATGAGTAAGTATCATAGATGCACTTTTCTGATTGATGTTGGTACGATGGGGGTGGCAAATACTACTCTGAAAGCGTACAGCGGAGCGGCGGATGCTGCTTTGACGTCAGCTCTTGCATTCAAATACTCATATGGTGGCGCGACGAGTATTTGGGGAAGCGTCGGTACGTCGAGCGATGTATTGGCGGCAGAAACGACCGTGGTGGCGGCAACCGGTTTGGTGATAGTTCAGGCTACTTATCCAAATTACATGTTGGTTGTCGAGGTGGACGCCTGCATTATGGATACGGCCAATAAGGAAGAATTCCTGATGTTGGAATTTACCGATGCCGGCGGTGCAACTGGTTTGGTGAGTGTTTTTGCGGTCATGGAACCTAGATATAGTGGGAATGCATCTGCAACTTGCTTTGAATAATAGATAAACGGCCTTAACGGGCCGTTTAAATTCGGGAGAAGAAAAAGATGACATTGTACCAGGATGATATCGCCAAGATACAAGCGATAATCGAGGATGTTCTTCAGAAGAAATTATTCACTAAAGTTTCGGAAGTTGTGGAAATGGGTAAGAAAATTAAGTCTGAGGTTTTGGAGGAAGTGGATTTAAAATTGGCCAAAATTCCAGAACAAGAAGTAAAAGCACCATTATCAGAAGTAAAAGTATCCTTACCGGAAGAGGCCAGTAAATCATCTAAAAAGAAAAAGGAGTAAGGCATGACAAGGAACTACAATCCGTCCACGCGGGGAGTGATCGCGGACATTCGGAATGGGATGTTTGTCGAGACTTCTGTTTTGACAAATACTGCCTATTTGATCCAAGCCCAGGTGGAGTTATTCAATGTTTATGGCCGAATTATTGTGAACCAGTTGTTCATGGAGGCAATAACGGTATTCGGTGCGAATATAACGACATTGCTGTTCAATTTTACATCCTCTACCCCCGTGGTAGCGGTACAACCTATGTGCGCCGCAAGCGGAGCTCTGACTTCATTGGCGCAAGGTTTGAGATGTGTTTGGGTCGGTGGTGCCGTAGCGACAGCAGCAGTAATAACGGCAACCGCTGGTATTTCGGATGTGATTTCAGTAGCTCCACAGTTGATCGGAACCAGGGCGGGTGTGGGAACCATTGGGCAATTGACGGCAGCAGCCAATCAAACGTCGGGAACGTGTCGGTTTGGGATCATGTACACCCCAGTTGACGAGGGATCTTACGTAGAAGCAATACTTTAAGGATTCGGGAGGTCGAGGATGACACTTTGTTTGCAAACCACAATTAATCGTTGGAATTGTGTTTCTTCTGACGATTTTCCCGATGATGCTCCCGAGGGATCGGAATTGCACATCGTCGATACGGGAGAACGATACATTTTTCATAACGGTGCCTGGGAGGAAGATCTAAGACTAATCTACCCTCAGCAAATTGGTTTTTAATCAGGAGATAAGGATGTCATACGGAAGAGTAGGCGCAATCAGCGCCGCCGCAGGTACAAACAATCCCCTCGTTACGAATGAGCAAGGGGCCTTGGTTACTCAGGCCGGCGGTGGGAAGTATTACGAATTGACAAAACAAGGGAAGGTATTTGTTGTATCGAATCAGGCCGCCGTTGCCATAACAGCAGCTTTGGCCACAACTTATACGGGATTGGTTGTTGGAAACGCTTCGACAACCGGAAAGAATTTGGCATTATTGATGGTGAGCTATGCGGCAACTGTTGCTGTACCAACAGCGACGGCCTTGGGGATCATGGCAGGAAGTATGACAGCGCTAGCATCAACCTTGACGCCAGTCAATCGAAAGATTGGAGGGGCGGCATCGGTGGCGTGGTGTGAAGATTCATGCACAATTGGAACTCCGGTATTGCACCAAGCGTTCGCTACAGCATGGTCGGAAGCAACGACTGCTGGTACTTTGAGTCAGCCCAATGTAATTGATTTGGACGGTTCTCTGATATTAACTCCGGGATCATTTGCTGCTTTTTATAGTGCAGCAGCCAATACTGCGGCATTTTTGTTATCGTTCATGTGGGCAGAAATAGACGCTTAATGAGGGTTGATGAAAGTCCAATTATACTCAGCACCAGCATTAGAACCAATCAGTTTGGATGAATTAAAACTTCATTTAAAAATTGATTCCGGTTCTTTTGCTGAAAATATGGATGAGACGCAATCGATCTCGCCAGGCTCACACGTTGCCGCGGATAATTGGACAACTCATGTCGGAACTGCTGTTGCAGCGATGGGGTATAACACTGTGGTGATGTTTCAATCCGGAGCGAATGGGGCCGGTGGAACCGTGGACGTTAAGATTCAAGAATGCGATACGATCGGTGGGACGTATACCGATTGGCCGACAGGAGCGTTTGCTCAGGTGACTGAGGCGAATGATAACGCTACTTATGAGAAAGCGTACACGGGAACAAAGGCATACATTAAGACAATTGCTAAGATTTTGGTGGCTGCGTGCGAGTTTGGAACAACGATTATCAGATTGACGGCAACTTTGGTGGAAGATGATTTATTAACAAATAATATCAAAACTGCCAGGGAAATGATGGAAGCCTTTACTCACAGAAAGCTGATCACGCAAACGTGGGATTACTACCCTGAGGATTTTCCACGGCACAATTATTTGAAAATTCCGTTTGGAAATCTTCAAACGATTACCCATGTAAAATATACCGATTCGGATGGCGATCAAACAACAATGACCGCCGGCACCGATTATATTGTTGAAACAAATGGCGATCAGTGCGGAGCGATTGTTCTTCCATATGGTATATCTTGGCCATCTTTTACTAAATATCCATCAAATCCGATTGTAATACGTTTTGTTTGCGGTTGGACAACGGCAGCGTTAGTTCCTTACGATTTAAAATCTGCCATGAAATTGATTGCGGCGGATTCATATGTAAATCGGGAATCGCAATTGTACGGGATGTCCGGGGCAACTTATCAGCAGAACAAACGGCTGGTTGATCTTTATTATTCCTCTATTCTTTGGGATGAATTTTAATGGAAGCCGGCCCTCTTAACAAACGAATTACGATTCAATACCCAATTCGTGTTCCCGATGGAATGGGTGGATTTTCGGAGTCTTTTGCGGATGTTGCTGATCCGGTGTGGGCTGCAATTTGGCCCGTGAGAGCGAACGAACTGGTAACCTCCGATTCAACAACGATGAATATCACACATCGGATTAGAATAAGGTATCGATCTGTTTTTAAATCGAACTGGAGAATTAAGTTTGGAAATAGATATTTTGCCATTGTAAGTATCTTAAATCCGAAAGAGAGAAATGAAATTTTGGAATTACTATGCAAGGAAGCAATATGACAGAACCAAGAATTATATCAATCGAAGCACCCGCATGTGATGGCTCTGAAAAATTGAACGAAAATACAGCTTTATCAAATTCAACCGTAATCATTTGGTAAAATATGCAAGACGATCTCAAGCCGCGTGATTTCATGCGCCGGACCCTATATGTCAGTTCCGCACTGCTAATTTTCATCGGATTATTTTCCTTACAATTTGGAATGGGCCACGATGCCTTAGCAGCAACTTGTCTATCAATCCCGTTGTCAACGCTTTATATCAAGCAGAATCGAGTTAAATTAATTCCATCGTATATTGTGGTTGATTTGCATCTATTTTTCTGGCTGATCTTCTCAGCAAGCATGCTTTATAGAACGGATTACATATTTAAATCACCGTTAATTATGACCGGATTTTTAATTGCTGTTGCGGCTTTACGCAAATACAACTTCACGGTCTGCAATGACGCCAACCGAATTAATTGAACTGTTGAAATATGCTGAAAAGATTGAAAATCCAATTGCGATCACGGTCGGGGTAATCCTTATCATATTTTTACTATGGCGCAAATTCTGGCACTCAGAATATTTGACGGTGGGAAAACAGAACTATGAGGAGTTAAAAATTCTATATGATACCCTTCGAACAGAACATTTGGAACTAAAACGAAAGTATGAATCATTAAAAAAGGATCGGGACGAAGATCGGAGAATAATCGAAGAATTGAGAGAGCATATTAAAGAAACATGCGTGATGAATGAAGTATGAAAGCACTAACAACAGCGATCTATGGAAAATTGGCGGGAAGCACGTTGTCTGGATATATCGGTACCAGATTATACAAAGGTCGAGCGGAAGAGATGGCCATTTATCCTTATGCTGAATTTGGAGTAATCACTGGTTCTCCGGAATATACTTTTTCCGAACGGTTCGAGAATCCGACGATTCAATTTGATCTATTTTCATCTGAAAATGGGACGACTCAAATTGAGGATATGTTCACTGCACTATGCGCGTTGTACGATGATTGTGTTTTATCCCCAACAAACGAGGTTTTGATTGATATGCGGCGTTCTACTTATAATTTGATATCGGAAGAGCATACGGTATCTTCCGGTGTTCAACAGGTTTGGCATTACTCAATCGATTATGACACTTATTTGAAGAGATCGTAATGAAAAAGAAATCAATAAAGTTGGGTGAAATTGAAAACTTCATACTGGCGGCTGGATCGGACGACTTACCAACTTTTGGTGGAACATATGAAGGCGGATGTCATTGCCAGCAACTTTACGATGAGATCTCTCCTTGTATTGCGTACCTGTTGGAATCGGGGAAGGAGATAAAGAGATATTTAGAAATTGGAGTGGCGGCTGGGGGAACCACTTATGTACTGAATCATTTCTTCGAGTTTGAGAAAATTGTTTTAATAGACGACAACAAGCATCATAAATCACATCTCAGGTCCACTATTTTAAGAAACATTCAAGTTTGTGAATTGATTGGAAGATCCGGCGAACAACGGATAATTGACGCCGCGGCAGCAAGATCACCATATGATTTAATCCTTATCGACGGGGATCATAGATATGAGCAAGTTGATCAGGATTCGATGAACTATTTTTCCATGTTGAATAAAAATGGTTATTTGATCTTTCATGACTCTGCCATCAAAGGGTGGGGTGTGAAAAGAGTCGTGTCAGAATTAAAAAATGATAAATCGGTTAAGTTCATTAATGAGTATGCTTCTAAGGGAAATAAGGTTGAAGCGTGTGGGCTGGCGTTATTCGAAAAGGTTATATGAGGAAGACAAGTTTCGGTGTGTTGGTGAACAATATTCAACGATTGGATATGGTTTTCTCAAAATCGAAGATCGATAAATCTATCTCTGCGCATTTCATAAAAGATCCGGATTCAGCAACAATTGGCCTGAACAAACTGCTAAATATCATAGAATCAGAGGGATCGGAGATCGGAGTGCTGGCGCATTCTGACATGTATTTTCGAGAGGGATGGTTGAAGCAAATCAATGATCAGATTAATAAATTACCGGATTCCTGGATAGTTGCCGGGGTCATTGGTAAGGATTTGCAAGGGAGGATTTGCGGGAAGATTCACGATATGAGGATACCGCAGCAATTCGATACATCTGATACTCATGAGTTCCCTCAAGCAGCCTGTTGTTTTGATGAGTGTGTGATCATTGTGAATATGAAAACCAAATTTCGGTTCCAGGAGGAATTGACCGGTTTTGATCTGTATGGAACCTTATGTATATTGCAGACATGGGAAATGGGTGGGACAGCTTGGGTGATTGATGCATTCTGCGAACATTACTGTATGCGACCTTTTTCTTGGATACCAGATAGATCGTTTCGTAAAAATTTTAAATGGCTATACAACAAATATGATGGGATGTTGAGGATTGATTCGACGGCGTTGGGTGTACCGAAAGAAGTCATGAATTTTCAGACTTCAGCATAAATCTTTTTGACGGAGTAGAAAATGGGAAATGCTATTAGCGGTAGAAACGGAAAAGTGATGTATGGGTCGGTGGTATTGGCCGGACAAGTTGAGTGGTCCATGAGTGGCTTTGTTCAATCGACGGTTGAAACGACAGCATTCGGGGACACGGTAAAATCATTTCTTGCTGCGGATGCGGGCGACCCCGGTACCATTTCTTTCAATGGAAACTACGATCCAACAGATTCCACCGGGCAATTGGCGTTAACTGCCGTTTGTCAGGCTGGAACGGGATTAACGAATTTATATTTGTATGCAAATACCAGCACGTTTTGGCGCGTAGGAACCGGTGGGACAATCATTGTTACAAAGGTGGATGCTGTAACGATGCCGAGAAACGGAATCGGGAAGATAAATTTCGAGGGGCAGGTGTCCGGTGCTGCAATGGAACAAGTAGGAGTAGGTACATAATATGGCAGCTTTTGATTTGACTAAGGAAAAGCCTGGTGCGTGGTTCGATTATGAGGAGGGGAGGGTACAACTTCGAATCATCACAACGGAAATATACCGAGAGATCAAGAAAAAAACGGTAAAAAAGAGAATAGTTTACAAAACAGTTGATGGAAAACCAAGTCGCTTTGAATATGAGGAAGAAGATGAGGATCAAAGAAGTCAATTGTTTTGGGATTATAACATTGTTGATTGGGAGAATTTTTTCGATATTTCCGGAAAGCCAATCCCCTGCACCGCAGAGAATAAGATGTTGCTATTATCCCGAGTCCCCCGTTTTCTTGATTTCGTCAACAAATCTTTAGATCAATTGAGGAAGGACGAAGAGTTTTATGCGGAGGAAGAAGAAAAAAACTAATTGCCGTCGCAGAGTGGCGAACGGAATACTTACCAATGTGCGGCGGCTGTAAGTTTATTCACGAAGAGCGAGGAGAAAAAACACCATGCGGGACGTGCGTAATTGAACCGTTTCCTGCGAACGAAGATGCACTGAAGGTATATTCCTTTGTGAGATGGCAAACTGTTACTACGGAGCATGGAGAAAAGAGAATAGTGGATATCGATGTTCAGGCAGTTATGGGAGTAATGGATTTGTTCGAAGTGAAAGATAAAAAAACATGTCTCATTAAAACAATAACATTGTTTCATCATTTCTTTAACAAATGAAAATATCCTTTTTCGATCCTACAAAATTTGATGTCGAGTTGAAGGGCGAATGCGCGAAGCGCATAATTGGTGCGGCGAATGTTATTAAGAATTATGCGAAGGGGGAATGCCGCACGGGAACCATCAGTCATCCAATGTACAAAACTGGAAAGTATGCTGGTCAGCGGTGGACATCCCGTGATGCCGGTCGTTTAAAAAAATCAATTCGTGTAGTAATCCCCGAAGAAACGAAGCATGGTGATTTTCGGACGAAGACAAATGTGAGGGTTTACGCGGGCCACTATATGGCGTGGTACGCGGCAATTGTTGAATTTTATAGTCATTATATGCGAAAAGGGAAAAATAAAGCCAAGTCAGGCGTGGAAGCTATTCTCGGGATAAAAAAATAATGGCCGGTCATAGCGTGGGGAAGATTTTTGTCGAGTTGGATCTTGATACTGAAGGTTATACCAAAAAACAGAAAGAATTGGTGAGAGATGCCACGCGCACTTCTCTGAACCTGGAAGATAATTTCAAAAAATTAGGTATAAAATCAGCGCAAGAGATGGATCTCATGCGGCAGAAAATAACGAATAGCTATGCCGCGATTGCAAATAATGCTAAAGCAAAAACGAATGACATTCTTCGTGCGGAGAAAGCTAAAAATGAACAATTGAGAAAGTTGGATATCGAACAGTACGGGGAACGAAAAAAATTGGAGAAAGATGCCACGCGCACTTCTCTGAACCTGGAAGATAATTTCAAAAAATTAGGTATAAAATCAGCGCAAGAGATGGATCTCATGCGGCAGGAAATAACGAATACCTATGCCGCGATTGCAAATAACGCTAAAGCAAAAACGAATGAAATTGTTCGTGCGGAGAAAGCTAAAAATGAACAAGTGAAAAAGTTGGATATCGAACAATACGGGGAACGAATTTCTCTGATAAATAAATTTAAGAAGCATTGGCTGGCATCGATCGCTGTGATTTATGTGGCGTGGAAAGCTATTTCCGGAACTGTAAAATTTGTCGGGGGCATTGTTAAGGACGCGACGCTTGCTGCCGGTCGTTATGAAACTCTTGGTGTAGCTATGAGAACTGTAGGCGCTAATGCGGGTTATACTGGTGAGCAAATGGAGAATTTTGCAAAGGGACTTCAGAAGAAAAACATTGCCATGACCGAATCACGTCAGGTTTTGACGATGATGGTTGAGGCCCAAATGGATTTGAACAATGCAAATCGCTTAGCTAGGATTGCACAACATGCTGCGGTAATCGGTAATATCAATTCCTCCGAAGCAATGCAGCAAATGATTTGGGGGATTCAATCAGCAAATATTAGGGTTTTGAGAACGATTGGGATCAATGTTAGTTTCGAAGCGAGCTATCAAAAGATGGCGACCGCATTAAATAAAACAGGAAGCGCCGTGAAACGTACTGCTGAGAATCTTACTGAATTGGAAAAAATAACTGCTAGAACTGGTGCTGTGATGGATTTCGAGGCAAAGTTAAAAACAACTTATGAGGCTTCGATGGAAACTGCACAGAAGCAATTGCTTTCTTTAAAACGTCATTTTGACAATTTGAAGGTTCTAGTGGGAACGGTGTTTACCCCCATATTGTTAGAAGGAGTGCAGTTTGTGACGGGAGCCGTGAGTGACTTGAATGGGGAAATGGAAGTAAATCAAAGAGCGATGTTCGAGTATGGGCAGAGGATAAGATTAAATCTGATAGATTTGCGAATATATTTTATGGAATTGCAGATAAGTTTTATAAAAATGAAGAACTCCATACCGGATATTGGAGGTTGGATTGCGAAATTTGCACCAAAAGACCCAAAGGCTGTTACTGGCCACATGGGGCAACAAATAAAAACATTCGCTGATCTGATAAAAACTAATCAGGATTTATTGCAAGAAAAGTATGGGATGCCCAAAGAAGACCCGGAGGAAAGAAGATTGGAGACTCTTCCGGAGGTTGTGGCCCTTACCGAAGAAATAAATGCGGCTATGACAAAACAAGCAGACATTTTGTATTCGTTAACGGACGCAGGCCGGGCAGAAGCAGAGGCGTCAAGAATAGCGGCAGAGAAGAAATTGATCGCTCTTAATGCTGAGGCGAAAGCTGCGGAGGATCTACAAGTTCAAATGGATCAGGATTTGGCGTTGGAGGAAAAGGCTCAAGATTATATTGATGATCAGCACGAGCGGTCTTATGGAATAAGAAAAAAAGATTCAAAACAATATGCCGATTGGGCCGAGGAACGAAAAAAGGTTTTGGCAGGTATAGCGGATAGTTCTGAAACCTCATTCGATAAAGAAACTATATTGTTAAGAAAACAGAGGGAGCAATGGGAAGAACAAGTAAGTCACCTTCTTAAATTAGGGTACGATAGCAATGATGCCAAACGTGATATGGCACTTATCAACGAGTGGGAATTAAGGCAACAAGAATTACTTTACGATAAAGAAGTGGCGGCGCAAAGAAAGAAAATGGATGAAATACAGAATGATCGAGAAAAGGCCGATGAGAAATTGGTGAATCTTTCCAAACGATCGGCCCAGGCAATGGAGGAAGCTTTCTCTGATTTATTTTATGATGCGATGGTGGGTGAACTCAAAAGGTTGGATGAGTATGTACTATCTTTTTTACAAAGTCTCGCAAGATCTTTTGCGGATTTCTACGCCCAAATGGCGAGAAATTATATTGTAAAATCAATCGCAAATGCCGCTTGGAATACAGATTATGGTGCTCAACCTGGGGATGTAACGGGGCCGATGTCTTCATCATCAACTTCCCAATCTTCTTCAGTGGCAAGAGGTGATACCTACAATGTCAATATCACGGCGGTCGATTCCAGAAGTTTCTCCCAATTGGTGGAAGAGAATCCCGGCGCGGTGACAACAGTCGTGCAAAAGGCTATGAAAAATAATACTTCCCTGAGAAATACGATGCGGAGAACAGCATAATGGCAGTGTACCCAGCAGCGCCGGTTCCTAACTATCCGGTAGAGATCGAGCCGGAATGGACAACACTGATTAGCACAGTCGATACCGGCGGTGAGCAGCGGAAACAGAAAAGTCTTTTCCCCAGGTATAATGTGAGATTAACCTATAAAGCGTTATCGAATGCCAATCTTCAAATCTTGTGGGAGTTCTACCAGGCAAGGGCAGGGGCATATGAGGCGTTCTATTTTTTTGATCTGATATCGCTGGTTCATGTCAATCAATATGTTTGTACTGCGGGGGGCGTCACATATTGGGTGGAAATGGTCGACCCGCCTGTTGATACGGAAATTGAAATTCGCTCTTTAGCCGTTCACAACTCAAAACTTTACGGAGGGACTTATCCCAATGGCAAACTCTACGAGTGGAACGACAGTAACGCTTGGGTGGAAAAAGCGCCGCAGTTGGGCGCGGAAACTTACATTTTCTCTTTAGCCGTTCACAACTCAAAACTTTACGGAGGGACTTATCCCAATGGCAAACTCTACGAGTGGAACGACAGTAACGCTTGGGTGGAAAAAGCGCCGCAGTTGGGCGCGGAAACTGAAATTCGCTCTTTAGCCGTTCACAACTCAAAACTTTACGGAGGGACCGGCCCCAATGGCAAACTCTACGAGTGGAACGATAGTAACGCTTGGGTGGAAAAAGCGCCGCAGTTGGGCGCGGAAACTCACATTTTCTCTTTAGCCGTTCACAACTCAAAACTTTACGGAGGGACTTATCCCAATGGCAAACTCTACGAGTGGAACGATAGTAACGCTTGGGTGGAAAAAGCGCCGCAGTTGGGCGCGGAAACTCACATTTTCTCTTTAGCCGTTCACAACTCAAAACTTTACGGAGGGAC